TTCTCCAGTTCTATAAAACCAGATTGCAACTCCTTAGCCTTATTTTGAGCGTCATCAATTTTATTTATTCGGAACTCTTCCTCAATGTCCTGTGTACAGGTAGGACAAACCGTATTCTCTGTGAAAAATTTATGTTCCTTAGTAATAGTTGATACTTTCTGAGATAGTTTGCCTTTTATGTTACCTAACTTCTTTAACTTATCTGATGCTCCAGTATAAACTTGAATCGCTTTTTCAAAATCATCAAGTTCTTCTGACAGTTTTATATTGTCATTCATTAAGTCATTCTCTTCATTGAGAATACTTTTAATCTTGTCTTCCTTGTCTTTGATATTAGATTTACTAGTAGTTTCAACCTCTTCAATAAACCTCTCTTGCATAGAAATCTTATCTTTGACGGAGGTTTTTGATAACTCAAAAGTTCTGATTTCTTCTTTATGAGAACGAATCCTCTCCTTGATTAGACTATTCATAGATGAAAAGATTTTAATGTCCAACAGTTCTTCTACGACTTCTCTACGACTTGAGGATGGAAGTTGCATGAACGGAACAAAAGAACTACTACCCAAGATAACAATTTGAGTGAATGATTTGTAGTTCATCTTCAGAACATTCTGTTCTAACCACTTCTGCTGATCAATAGCAGAATGAGATTGATCTAGAAATTCATTGTCTCTATAGATCTCAAAGTTGTTTGGTTTGATTCCACGAACAACTTTCCATTCTGTTCCATTAACATTAAATTCAATCTCTACAACAGTTCCTTTCTCATTTGTTGTATTGATTAATTGGTTCTTATTAATTTTCCTAAATGCTTTCCCATACAAGACAAAACATAATGCATCAAGAACAGTGGACTTACCTGCACCATTAGTACCAATGATGAGTGTTGTTTGATCTTTGTTTAAAATTACTTCTGTATATTGATTACCGGTGCTGAGTAGATTCTTCCATTTAATCTTTTGAAATAGTATCATAATGTGTTTTAGGAATCACAATGTCATTGGGTGTTATTACAGTGTACCTGTGATCACGCATCTCACAGGTCTTAATCATCAGTACATCATCAATCTCTAGAGTGGTCATAGTTGGAAAACCACAGTCTTCTTCCAACTGTAGTGCAAACCGAGTTGCATCATCTTCTTCTTCAAACAGATAAAGGATCTTATCACCATCTTCATCGGATACTGAATAAGCCCCATCTTTTTCCATCCCTTTAACTGTAATGATATACATTATGTCATCTCACAAGCTTCTTGATAGATTTCTCTAATCAGGTTCTGAATGATTGATTTGTCCAATTCAGTTTCTGATTCCTCAATATATCTATCAAGAATAGAAAATGTATCTTCTGACTCTTCAACCTCAAAATCTTCCGACTCCTGAAGTTGGAAGTTCTCTACGATTTTAAGTTCATGAACATTTGAAGAGTATAACTTATCAATATACTTTTCAAACTCTTTCATTCTTGGTTTGTTACGAACAACAACCTTAACGATCTTATCTTCGTAGATTGATGCATTTAGAAGTGCTGCATCGTCATCATCATAGTATAGGACATGAAAGAGATTGTAAGGATTATCTACATGAAAATGTTCTTGAGTCCTTGTCTCAAAGACGGTAAAACCTCTCTTATCACCAACGTCTGTCCAGAACATTTCATAGGGATTACCTAGGTAGAAGATCCTTCCATCATCCGATCTAGTGTGGTAGTGACCAGAGAAGACCTTCGAGAACTTTGAATATAACTTGCTCTCACCACCATGATCCATGACGACTTGTTTATTAACTCTAAATCCGTTAAGCTCAAGGTGCCCCATCGCACATACGCTAGTTGAATTTTGAATAGATTTATAAGTACTCTCTTCATTTTCTTTATTGATCCATGGAATGAATAGTATAGGGAGACCATCAAGTTCAACTTCAGTAGCAGTATCATAAACATGAACATTCTCATATTCACGAAGTAAAAGATCTACTGCATTGACCTTATTGGTGTTTTTGTAATAACAATCATGATTACCAGTAATTAAATGAACATCAATGCACATTTCTTGAAGACGATCAAAAATATTATTTTTCGCCCAAGATAAAGCAGAAAAATCAATACCCTTACGACTATCAAAAGCATCTCCTAAATGAATTACAGTGGTGATGCCCATTGACTCTAGATATGGAAAGAAAACTTCCTCATAGAACTCTAGAAAATAATCATGAAATATTTTAGAGTTCTTACGACACCCGAAATGAGTATCTGTAATAATAGCTACACGCATCAGTATCTAAGTTTGGAATGCACACTGTCTTTAATGGAATTATAGTCGGAATAATTACTACTGTCAAGATCATTCGTATCAAAGACTTCATCGAAATTAGTCTTCTCAAGAATTTTATTTTTGATTTCTAATTGTTTCTTTTCGTGTTGGATCCTTCTCAAGAATGCGTAGTAGATAATCTGAGTGAAATATGCAAAGGGATTCTTTGACTTCTCAGGACTAAAGTTATGAATGTATCGGACACAGTTTTCAATACCATCACAAATCATATCGTCCTTGAACATATAGTTCACGAAGTTAGGTTTGTATGATAGGTGATTTGCAATCTTTAGAAAACACTCACCAATGTACCTAGGAATAGGAGGCTTTGGTTTATCATTCAACTTACAGCGTTCTACTTCGGCAAAGTAATTTTCAAGAGCTTCAAGGAACTCTTTATTATTGACGTAGTGTTCAGAATTTCTTCCTCTTTTCATCGTAGTCATCGGTTGAATGGGCATCAGTCATCATTTATATTCTCTCTATATTATATCAGAAAAACATATAGTTGACAAGTATCCAAAATGGGAGTAGGATTAGGCTTGTCCGGGTTCATAAGGATGTTATAGGTTATATAACTCAACTATTATAGAGTCTCTCTAGAGATTTCTTTGCTTCCTTAACAGAAGAAATATATCCCATCTCCTTAGAGAGACTAGATTTATTCTCTTTGTGATTCTTTCTCAAGTAATCATGATAATAAACAATCATATCTATATTACTGTTCTCAGTCATTGTAAGAACATCATCCATATCGATAATAATCAAATCTTCTTCTGTAGTCTTTAACCAAGGTTCTACTTTGTAACCAGTTACGGTTCCTCTGACAACAATCTCTTCTACAGTGATTGGATTGGAAAGTAAAAGAAGAGTTCTATCTTCTTCTTCAGTTGCTGCTACCTTACAAAAGATTTCATCACCACATTTTAATTTTATCGTACAATAAAAATCATCCTCTATGGCCATTGGTTACCTCCTTTAGTCTTTGATGTTTATTGTTGTAATGTCATAATTGAATTGTTCAGAAACATAGGTTTTTATGCGTTCAATGAAATGATTCAAGGTGTAGTTTTTTCTTGACCCTATTGTGAAGTCGTCTGCAATATCATATAGTTTTGCTTTAGTCTTATCTTTGCCTTTTCTTAGGACTCTACCAATACTTTGAAGATTACGAATTCTTGATTTGGATGGAGAGGCAAATATTACATTATGAAGTTTTTTAATATTGATACCAGTACTGAACGTTCCATATGATGCAACGATGATAGCACCATTTTCTCTTTCAGTAATTTCTCTTACTTGTTCTCTATCCTCGGCATCAACACCACCGTGAATAAAGAAAACTCTTCTATCACCTGTTACCTTTTTATTTATCAGGTCATAAAGTATGGCACCATGTTTCTCTACTCTTGCGTATAGGAGAAGAGTATTACCTTTCAAATCAACAGTAAGATTTGTTATGAACTTATTTCTATTTTCATGACCAATTAGGTGTTGTATTTCATCCTCATAGGTATCAAACTTCTTTGGTTTATACTTCAAAACAAGACACTGAATATCAAGAGTTGCAAGATAACCTTCATCCTGTAGTTTCTTTGTTTGAGTAACTTTATATGATGGTCCAAACAACCCCTCTAACACCCACTTATGAGTCTGTGACCCGTCTAATGTTCCAGTAAACCCATATCTATACTTAGCATCAGCAAGTTTGTCCATAAGACTTACTAGTGACTTACTTTTGAATAAGTGAGCCTCATCACCGATCACTACATCATACTCTTCAAAGAACTTCTTATCTAACTGATAGACAGACTGCCAAGTGGTGATAGTTACTTCATTAGTATTGACTCTTTCTCTTCCTGCATATATTCTGTGACAATGATTTTCTACATCCCATCCATAGGAAGAAAAATCTTTATACATTTGTTCAACCAGAGAGGTTGTAGGAACAACCAGTAGAATTCTATTTTTCTTTGCAACATGGTACCTGACAACAGAATAAATCATGAATGACTTACCTGAACCAGTTGGACTTATAAGTAACTTTCTATTATATCTCAGCGCATCATAGACACCATCAACCTGATAATCCCTAGGTGTAATTTCTGGTGATAAAGATTTCATATAATCCTTGACACCTTCTTTATTCACAAATTCATTTACCTCAAAAGGCATTCCATAAAACTTGTTTTCGGAGAAACTATATGTGTATCCTGCATTCTCACAGAATGCAATAATCTTATCTAGTAGTCCACAATATATTCTTTTAGTCTTCAGATTGTATAGATGTACATGTCCATCCCAATACTTACTTCTGTATTGGGGCATGAACTTTGCACCAGGTACTTCAAATGTAAATCTATCTTTTAGTTCGTGTTCAACGTGTGGTTCGGTGGAAATTTTTAGATATACTTCATTGACCTTCTCAATTGTCAAGTGAGACATAACATAAGGATCAGTTATGTCTATTTATTTTACTATCCCATGCCGCTATTGAATTTCATAAAATCTATAGCGTTCTTTATTTGGTAATTTCTTTGTGTAATCTGTTTTAGAATACTTTCTAGATACTCTAGCATCACTGAATAATATTCCAGCTTCAACGAAACTCCTGAGAGTTTTGTATCTGCGTCCATATATTTTTGCATAGTGTCTTTATCTCTGATTTTTTTGGGAAACGGATTTTCAATATAGACCTCAGGGTCTGCTTTCCCACTAAAATATTCATATCTTTCATGTCGGATATTCTTTCTTTGTTGTTCTGCCTTCTTGCTCAAGAGGAGAATATTGTTATAAAGTTCATGGTATTTTCCATGAAGAATGGGAATATTTAAAGAGTCTGTATGGAGATTATCAATATCCATTTTAGAATCTGTTTCCCACATCTTCTGAATTGTCTCAAGATCAACTAGCATTGACTACAATCAATTTCACGTATTTCGTATATAGTATACTTGAAAACCACCTCTGCTGTAAAGAATTGTTCACTTGTCAAAGTGGCATCAAAGGTCAAGGTTGTTAATGATATTGGAAACAAATCATTGAATACTACTTTGAATCTAGGATTGTTCAGTTGATCAAGTATTGTCAAAGTACCATCTGAATATAAGTTCAACTGACTTTTTTCTGGTTGTCCTCTTTTATAAGGACTTTCTTCATCTTGAAAGTCATAAATTTCTTGGAGACTTTCTGGGAAGCCTAACCCTCTCAACCAGTTCTGCATCTCCATGTAGTTCTCAAGATTTGAATCTACCAAGAATCTTAATCTTAAGTCTTCAAATCCAAGAACATCGCCAGGATATGGAACTTCTTTGAGATAAGTATTCTGAACAACAAATGGTAAATCTAATCCAGGAAGTGTTATTAGATTACCGTAATAGGTAACCTTGGGTGCCCTTTGAACCTGAAAAGTAAATCCAGATGGAGTTAGAAAGTTTCTGTTAGTGGGTTGACCACTGTTTTGAGCGATCCTTACACCAGATGTATTATTAGCCACTATTATATTTGTTTTCAACTATTTATATGTAAGCATAAAAAAGGAGACCCTTAAGGGTCTCCAGGTAATCAATGAGGCTAGAGCCTACATAAGATTTTTGACTGCAACACGTCTGTAGTAGCGGTTGCTGTTGACACGGAGGCGTCCAAGACCCTGATTGGTTCCTTCTGCGAATGGGTTGGCAACCAAACCATAACGCGTCTTAAAGCCAATTTTTGGCTGGAAGCTGTTCTCGCCAACGGCGCGAACCATTTGAAGAGGAACGTAAGGACAGTAGAACAGACCTGCGTCATAAGGTGAAGAACCCTTATAACCAACGACGTAATACTGGTTACCACCTGCGGCATTACCGGAGGTAAGGTTAGCAGAATAGGGATCGATGTATACGCGGAACTTACCGTTGATCGTACCAGCGAATGTGTTACCTGTGTCATCGACATTCAGGTTTGCATTCAATGCAGGAGTGTAATCAAGGATACCAGCCATGGTCAGAGCGGAAGCAACGTCTGCGGAACACAGAACCATGTTGCCCTTCCCTCTACGAGTGCGTTGTGCAATCGCGTTGGCGTCTCTTTCAATCTGGAACAGAAGTCCTTTGAACTTCTCAACAGACCAACGACCATTAGAGTCGATGTCCAGGTCAAACACACCAGCAGTTGCGGTGTTAGAAACAGCACCTTGCTCAGCAACCTTGTAGATTGTTCTGATGACTTCTCTGTTGATTTCCGCAAGGATCTCAGTAGAGAGGATGTTAGCAAGTTCTGCTTCAGCGTTAAGACCGTGAATTGCCTTAAGGTCTTGTGCCAGTTCCAAGGAGTACTCAGCCTTGAGTGCTCTAGACTTGGCGGTTACAGTGACTTTCTCAATCGAGAAGGCCATCTGGTTGAAGGCGTTAGCTGCATCACCATCAAGGGCTTCAGCATCACCTGTCTGCATACCCTGACCGACGACATAGCCTTCGGAGTTGGCACTGCCAACAGGGTTAAGAACAGCAGGGTTAGAACCGGACTGAGCAGTGGTACCAAGACCAGCACGAACGTCGGTCATACCACCGGTCAGATCGAAACCAGCATCCTGACCTGAATAGGCGGTATCGGCTTCGTTGAACAGTGCTTCTGCACCAGCTTGACCCTGACCTCTCTCAGAGTAGCGGGAACGCATTGCAAAGATAAGTCCAGTAGGACCATTCATTGGTTGAACACCAGCCAGGTCATATGCGACCAGGTTAGGCATTGAACGTCTGATCAAGGAGATCAGAACGGGGTCGAAACCAGCAACAGGACCTGCTGCGGTTGCGGAACCACTAAAACCAGCAGGGTTACTACCTGCAGAGTTAGTGGGGGATTCCATCAGGTTGATACCCTGACTGAATGCTTGCTCCTCACGGAGGAATTTCTCTTGGTTCTCGAGCAGGACTGCAGTTACGCTTCTACGATGGGAGTCTTTGATTGGATCAAGACCCTCATAATCGAGAAGTGGACTCCACTTTTCCTGCAGATGTTCGGATTGAAACATTTGCTTTTACCTAATAGTTTGCTTTGTTTGAATTAATATTAAATTCACTTTTTGAATGCACCCAACGTTCTGAGATAGGCATCCATGGACGAACCAATGGGTGCTGGAGTTGAATCAACTCCCTCAGAAATTGTTTGTGATGCTTCTGATTTTGCTGTAGCTGTTCTGGAGAAGTACGACTCCCTCAGAATCTCCAGCTTTTCACGATACTCTTCTTCACTTTCAAACTCAACACTTTCGGCAAGTGAAGCGAGCTTCTCTTTCTGAGTTGATGCAAGACCCTCTGAAACGGAATCAAGGATTCCATCGGCAACCGACTCTGCGAGACGGCCATTAAGGGAGATGTTCTTCTCAATCTGCTCGTTGAGTTTTGTCTCCATATCATCAAGTTTTTCTACCATGCTCTCAAGCACATCATATTTATCTTCAGGAATAGTTACATAATGTTCTTCAAAAAGACTCTTCATTCCACCAAGGAATGATTCGGTCATTTCAGTCTTCAAACCATGCTCGATAGCGAGTTGGTTCTCAGACATCCATTCTTGAGCAACGTACTCAAGATAGGAATCAACACGCTCTTGAAGTTGGGACTTTTGGGCTTGTGCTTCTTCAGCAAGTGCTTCTGCGTATTGTTTTTCCAGGGTTTCCTGGATTTCTTTGACTTTAGAAGTCAAAGCCGCTTCAAAAATTGTTTTGGCTTTTTCTCTAAACTCTTCGGAAAGTTCTTCACCACCGAGGAGGGCATTAACATCTTCATCGATGTCATACTCTTCAACTTCAGCAACAACCTCATCAGTAGTGACTTGATCCTCTTCAAGAACCTCTTCTTCTGATTCGATTTCTTCTTTGGCCATACTCTTCATTGCGTCAGCTTTTACAGCTTTAGAATTAACTACATCCTTGACAGTAGCGATCTTAGGCTCTTTGAGCTTTGCAGAATCGTTAGTAGGACTGTAGTTCTCAGGGGTAGGACCACCAAGATCTTCGTATGAACCAGACAACCCTTCGCCAGGATTTGAAAGCTTCGGCATACCCTCAGCAGGTTTTGCGTTCGCATTCACAGCAGTCTTAGATTGCTCCATTTCTTGTAAATCTCCACGAGACATTTGAACTTACTCCGATTAACCTATGTATAATCTATATTTATTTATAATTTGTTATTCTTATCACAGATTGTTTAAAAAATCGTTAAACAGATTAAGTTTCTGTTCGTCCAATTGTTTTTGTGTGACAAGTGTATTAATTTGCTTATATGTTTTGGCAGCTTGTTGTTCCCTAAGGATACCACCATCCCATATCCAATTTTTACCTTCCATGATACCTTCGACGAAAGCATCAGGAGCAGAAGGATCAGCAACAATATCAGCGGCTGTTGCCAACATAAAGTCATCACCAACTACATTCACACCCTCTCTTGTTTGCTTGAGTGAACCAATACCTCTAGAAGAGACACCAAGTTTTACTCCTTCAGAGATAAGTGATTCTGCAATTTTACCCATGGGGGTAGAGAGAATCTTTGCCTTACCAATGAAGTTTGTTCCACTTTCCTTAAGTGAAATGATTTTGTGAGAAACTCTATCAAGATTGACAGTAGGACCGTCAGGATGACCCAGTTCTCCAAGGGCTCTTCCAGAATTGATATGGTTTTCTGTGTATCTTTGGACTTCCTTTCTCAGGCCTTCCATCTGATACATTCTTCCATTGCGATTACAGATATCCCCTTGAAGGAAGATACCTTCAATGAACATATTCTTCTTACCGTTACGTTCTTCAACGATAAATTCAACTGATTCGATTTCTTCTCTGATGAGTTTCATTTGTTTTCTCAGGATACTTGTACTTGTTGTAAAAAGACGGTACCAGTTCCGGCATTAGTCTTGACGGCAACTTTGAAAGAACTTCTCAATTGTGCCCAGTTGTTTTGGTCATAAACGTCAGTAACAGAACTAGAGTCGTGATTGACAACAATTCTTGTACTGTAATATCCATCAACTCTCGATGATGTCTTAACATCATCTACAATCTTATGTTCAAAGTCAAAGGCGGAAACACCAGTTACAGTAAGTGAAACTGCATCACCCACAACAAATGGTGAAGCCTGTCCCTCTGGGAAATCAAGTGTTGTTTTGACACCAGTAGTGATACCAACAATTCTATTTGTTGCAACAGGTCCTAATGAAATTTCAGTTGTGTCAAAAGAGGAAACATAGAAATTATCGACTGTTGCGGTTGGATTAGTTCCGAATGCAACGTGAACACCAACACCTTCTGCCACAACTCTTAAAGAATCACTCTGATGTGCAAAAACTACAGATTGTGTTGAAGAAGAACTTGTTGCAAAAGTTGTATTTACACCTACTGGTTTGGTCGCCATTATCTTTAATTACAATTGTTGTATAATAGTTATTTATTATTCTTCTGTTTCTGGTTCAAAATCAACATCAGACTCAAATTCTGTAGAAACTTCTTGAGAATCAAGATTTACATCATCATCGAAGATAGATGCTGCTACATTGGGTCTGATTGTTTCAATATTTTCTGCACTCTTTGCAAAAAGAACATCTTTAATTCGATCACTGATTTGGGAAGAACTTCCGTCCGTCACCAAAAGATCCATAAGTTCATCCATAGTTTAATAATTTCATTACGTTGTTATTTAGATAACTCCCTGACCACCCATATCGGGATCTTTGGGAATTGGAGGTGCTTGAATTGGATCTCCAGCTGGTTCTTGACCTGGTGGTAATGCCCCACCACCTTCCATGGCCATAGGATCTGCCATTGCATTGGGGTCAGGAATGACACCGTTCTCAATTTCTTTTTCAATGAGAGTATCTTGTTCAATAATGTCACTATCAGTTTGGTGAAGAACATGTCTCCTTACATAATCCTGTGAATAGAATCTACCGATGTAAGGTTCAACAGTCTGAAGAAGATTGAGTCTCTCAGTCAGAAGTTCTGTTTCTTTTAGTTCAGCAAAGTGATTGTCATATAAGAAGTCATACTGAATATGATCATTCATATACTCCCAATCTTCAGGAGTAATGATATTCTTAAGAATAAGTTGAGTCTTCAACATGTCACTAAACATTGCAGAGAATCTCTTTCTCATTCTTCCAACAAACTTGGAGAACTTGACTTCATCTCTTAGGATTTCAGAAGAACGACCCAGTGACATACCACCACCTTCTCCTTCAATTCTAGTCTCAGGAACATTCAATGCTCTATAAAGTTTTCTCTGGAAGTAATTTATATCAGTAATTTCACCAAGATTTTGACCACCAGGAAGTGTAGTAATCTCAGTACCACGACCACCTTCACGTCTAGGAAGCCAGAAGTCTTCCATCATGGACATAAACTTTTTATCATCCTTGATTTCACCAGTGTCTGCGTTATAGACAAGTTTGTTACGATACCTCATCATAACATCACGAAGATACTGTTCTGCCTTCATCTTAGGAAGGTTACCAACATCGATATAGAAGATCCTTCTTTCAGGAGCTCTTGAAATTCTGTAGATAACAAGGGAATCCTCAATCATCATCAACTGATTAAGAGGTTTGATTGACTTATGCAACCAGGAAAGAGTATTACCTTTATTTCTATCTACCAATCCAGAGGTACAATAAGTGACCGAATCCTTGGTCATCTTAATACCTTTTACAGCACCACCATATCCAGAAGCAGAACTGTTTCCACCTTGACCACCTGGTGTATAGATAAAATATTCTTCAATTTCTGGAAAGTCATACCCAGTCCCTTCACTACTTGTGAACTGGTTTTGTGCTGTCTGAACACTATCCTTACCTTTCTTCTTCAACTGTCTGACATACTTCATCTTAGAAGCGTCAATATATCTCAGTTCTTGAATACCTTCTTCAGGTTTTTTTGTATCAATTACTTTGTTATAATATAGTCTTCCATCAATATACCAGTTACGGAAGATTTCATGTGCCTTCTTATCAAAGTCAAGTAACTCAAGAATATACTTAAATTCTTCTCTGACTTTCTTTTTAATACCATCACTAGCATTCAGATTAGATAATTCAATCTGAACAGGACTGTCATTGGTATCTGAAACAATTGCTTCGTTTACAATATCTTCGATTGCACTGTCGCACTCTGGATAGAGTGCCATACTACGGTAACGTCTAATTAGATCGTTTTCTGTTTTATATGTTCCTTCAATATCTACATATGAACCAAAAAACCCCGAACTAACATAGTGTTCGGAACCATCATCCTTAGATGGTGGAACCGGAGATACTATGCCAGGTGAGGGTTTTTCGTTATCTTCAATTGAGAATCCAAATAATCTCGCCATTATTATTATTGACTAGAAACTTCTGTTCTAGTATTTATCAACGAATCAATTCTTCTGTCACAGAACCAGTGTTGGATTCAGGTGATTCGCCGATAGTGAAGTACTGAACACTGAAGTTTACAGTGAATGTTTCGATTGAATTAGAAGAATCATAGTTCAAATCGATTGCACTGATGTCATTTGGCCAAATGTCATAGAACTTATAAGTTCTAAGAACAGAATGATCACCACCGCCGTTTGTAGTGGAGAACTTATCACGTCCTCTACCAAGTTGTTGGACATATGCATCAGTCATGTAAGAACCTGGGTTCGTTACACCTGTATTGTCCTCCAATTTACTAAGAACATTAGACCACTTTTCAAAAGCGGTTCTGAGTTTGAAGTCTTCGTCATTCATGACGGTGACGGTCCAATCAGCAAACGTTCTATCACCAGCAACTTTCAGATTTCTACCTCTGAAAGGAATATCGATGGCGGCAACGGTTGATGCTGGAAGGTTGGCTGCCTTACAGAGGAATTTAAAAACTCCGTTCTCACCATTGTCCCCAGAGTTCCAAGCATCACTTATTGCTGAAGGAAACGAAGGGATTGAAACTTCAAATAAATTATTACGGGCTGCACCACCCGCCAATTTTGATTTGAATTGAGAAATGGTTTTTGGTTCTGCCATTGGTTTAGTACTCCTGTTTTAGATATTTGTAATAGTTATTAACCACGACCTGCAACTTCAGAGAACTGGACACCAGTTCTTGTAGCAATGAAGGTGAGAGTGACAAAGTTAATCGACTTGGTTGGTTTCAGGTAGATGTCTGCCCTAAACTCATTGTTGTCAATCGCTTCAGGAGTATTGTTGGTATCATCACAAACAATGAGGAAGTCGTAAACACCCCTCTTAGCCTGAACATCTCTCAAGTATGGTTCAACAATGTTAACGAAATTCGACCTTGTGTTACTATCATTAAGCTCAAAGAGTTGAGAATTTGCAGCTCCTTCAAGTGCCTGTTCAACTGTGAGGAACAGTCTTCTTACGTTAATTCTGTCGAATGCAGAAGCGTAACCAAGACCAGTCTTATCACCGAAGAGAATGATTCCACTACCTTTTTGATTGATGATGGAGTTAATTCTTGCAGGATAGAGTTGATCTCTTTGTGCCTTAGTGGGATTATATGCCAACTTGATGGCATTATTCAGAGTACCTCTTTGAACACCTGCAGGTGAGAACCATGGGAAGGCAACCAGATTAGTTCTAGTCATCAGACCAGCAACATCACCGTTACATGGGATGTATCTGAACTCGTTATTGAATCTATCAAAAGTGTACTTATAACCACTATCAAAGATTGCATATGACGAAGAAGTAAGTGGTGAGTAGTATCTCAACAGATTACTTGTAGCAGTTGTTGTGTTGGTGACATTAACAACGTTTGCTCTGTGTGGTGACACAGTTGCAACACAATCTTTTCTCGACTCAGCAATAGAGATGACTTTATTTGCCTTGGCTTGTGATTGTGACTCATCACCTAGACCAGGACCCATGATGATATAATCAACTTCGATCTCATCTTTATTAGAGAACAAATCGTAAGCAGTATTCAAGTCTCCCAGTTGAGCTTCCATTCCACCGTTTGCGGAATAATCAACACCACCAGTAAAGGTGTAACTTACTGAACCAATAGACGAGAAGGTAACACCTTGTGCTTCTAATCCCCAAAGACCGGCTCCGGTTGTGATTGGAGTGAATGATGTAGAGAAACCTGAAGCCAATGGACTAGTGTTCCAATAAGAATCCGCTTCAGAAGATGGATTTTTACCAGCATAAACATATGAAGAGTTGTCAGCAACAAAGTTCTTATAGTAAGTCTTCGTTGGTGCGTCACCATCAGAGGTAGCATCTACTGCCTTAGAAAGATTCGTAAACTTCTCAAGGATGTTTCCTTGAATACCTGTTACTGAACCAGTGTCATCAACAACTACAACGTGAATACCGTCATTTCCACCGTTTCTCTGAGTAACATAGTTTGACGCTACTGGTCTCGGTGCAATTGACTTCCAAAAAACTGTGGAATTGGTGAGTCCAAGACTTTGTTGATCATACCAGTCAACAGAAGTTGTTGCTGCTTGTGAAGTACCTGTGTTGATACCAGAGTTATTAACAAAGTTTACAGTGTCAGAAACTGCGATTGATGCAGCACTATTACTCTGTTGATAATTGATTTTAGTTTCGGTACTTCCAGAAACTCTGGAAACAATTTTAACATCAATTGAACTAGAACCACCAGAATCAGTAGTAACACCAGTAATAATACCTTTAAGGTGACCATTGAATACCGAAGTGGAACCCGCACCAGGAATAACAACACCACTGAGACTTACAGTAACACCATAGCCAACCAGTGCTCCACTGGTACCAGGGTTAGTAGTATTGATTCCAATTGTTTGGTCAGCAGCATTATCAATAACACATACTTTCAGATTGTTTGCCCACTTACCAGGGTTCTTGGCTGCGTAGTTGAATGATGTGTCGGTAGTATGGTTTGCTTGATAATCATCATAGTTATCAATTCTACCATTACCAGTCATCGATGTAGAGGCAACTCCAGCACCAGCATTGGAGTTACCCAATGTAGAACCAGCAACTCTGGCCACCTTAAGTACACCACCATATGACAGGTAAGAAGATGCCGTCATCCAGTACTCATACTGTCTGTCAGTAGAAAGTGGCTTACCAAAGGAATTAATGAGTTCTTGTTCTGTCGTGATGTCAATCGCCTCATTTACTGGCCCAAGTTCAAATGGACCGGCAATTACACCGATGTTATCAAGAACGTTATCTGCTCTTCCTACTGTTAAGTCAACTTCTCTGACAATTAAGCCTGGAGATAATTGAGGAGTCGCCATGAATTTTTCTCCGTGATCTCAGTTTATCTAAAAATATTTATGATTATGGGTCTTTTCAGTGGGGAAATACGACGTGAGTCACCAATCTGGATAATTCCAATCAACAAATGGAGTTATTTTCTTTCTATTCTCTACAACTCTTCTAACAGTACACTCTTTACATTCATAAGAATAAGAAGATGCGACAGGCCCTCTATCTTTTCTTGTCCTATAAAAACCTTCTATCAAGTTCTTTGTCTCTCCACAAGTTCTACACTTCCTATCGTTCAGAAGTAAGTGTCCAAGTTTTATCTGACCATCTAAATCCATCAGTAATTCCAGAGTTCCCAACCACCAGCAGTGTTTCCGTATTCGTCCATTTTATTATTCTGTGTATACCATCTATCCCCATCACCATCAACAAAATTATCCTCACCTAAACCATCATCTAGGAAACCAAATGGTGCCATGTCCTGTTCGATCTGGTTTTTTTGTTCGTCATATAATCTCTTACGAACATCCTGGTCAGTCAATTCTTTGAAGTAGTCCTGTGCGACCATCCATGCATAAATCACTAGACACATTGCAAGGTCATCATTACATCCTTCTTCTGCTTCAAAGGAATTGTTCTTCTGAATGAATGTAGTTAGTTCTGAAATAATCTCATAATCCCAGAGAATGAGTTTATCCTCTTCAATCATTGTCTTGAGATTGAGAGACCCAATTTTCTTCACAGTCTTGGACATCTTGACTCCAAGTTGTGTCTTCTTACCAGAAAATCCTTGACCAACAATCTGACCTGCTCTACCTCTCATAGAGCACATCAACAAGTTTTGATACTCTAGGTCATATTGAAGAATACTTGCCACCTGGTCTCCAACGTCGTTGACCTCACAGAGTATAAACGCTTCGTTATAATTTTTTGCTACTTCATAGATGACACTTGGAAATAACATTGGTTTGATTTCATTATCTCTATACTTTGCAACTAATCTATGTGGGAATGTGGTGATATCAATAACCACAAATGCTGAATAGTCTGCACCAACTCCTCTGGCAACGTCAACGGTTGTAATATAATCATGACCACTTTTGACTGGTTCAAAAACATCTAATCCAGCATTTCTCTGAATAGGATTCTCATAGACCAATGTCTTAAGTTTTGATGGTGCAATGAGTGTATCAACAGAGCCTAGGAACTCGCACTCAAACTCAACCTTGAACTGTTGTTCTGATGTGTTCTTAATAGTCTGTTCTTTCCAGACTTCATCTCTACCAGGTACTTGAGACCAATGAACATCAGTTGGTATATAATCATTGAATCCTCTTTCCGCATCATGCCACATACGGTAGAAGTGATTCATACCGTGTGGGGTAGAAACAATGATTACCTTTGTTGATTTACCAGAAGTAATCGTAGGATAAACAGATGCAAAGAATGAGTCTGCAACATGGTTCGGAACGAATGCAAATTCGTCAAGGAAGAGGATGTTAAATGACATACCTCTAACAGCAGAAGCAGATGTAGATGCTGCTAATATCTTACTACCATTCTCTAATTCTAAACTACCTTTGTTCCATGCTAGAATTCCTTGTTGCATCCACTTGGGTAAGTTCTCATAAGCAATCTGTAACCTTCCAAGAAGTTCTCTTGCCGTGGATGCTTTGTTTGCCAGGATACCAATATTAACACTATCATTGAAGATAGCATAATGTAATAGAAAAGATACCACAGTAGTAGACTTTCCAGTCTGTCTTGGCATCTTACAGATATTAAATCTATTTTCGTGAAAGTTCTTTACTAGTTTTTCCTGAAAGTCATACAGCTTAAAGGGTTGAAGACCATGATCCAGAGTCACAATCTGAACATAGTTTTTAGCAAAATAAACTGGATCTTCTTTACATTTAATATATTCTTCAATGTTATCTTGGGTAAACTCAATAGCTGTATTAGCCTTTTTTAAATTTGGATTACCCAAATATATATCAGCATTACTCATAAAAATAATTACCTTTGTTCAATCCAGTTCAATACTGCGAGTACTTTCTTGTTAGTATTAGGTGAAGCACATGCTAAAGTGTATATATCACTGATCGTTCCAATACCACTTCTACCAATTTGTAGTTGTGCTTTTTCATCAATAGGAGTTAGAGCTGCACCACCAGAAATCGTAAATCCACTCAGGACAATATTTCCATCAGTTGTAGCAGTAGCACTTGTGTCGTATTGCATAAAGGAGTTTGGATCTGGATGATCTGTCCAACTTGCACCAGTTAAGGTTGGGTTCTCAATTAATCTCCAATAGACATTAGTATTATCATTCGTTGCTGCTTGTAGAGATCTAATCAGAGCAACAGCACCTAACTGACTAGCTTTCAATCTGAGACTTATAATTGGATAGAATGTATCTGCTGCTGACATCGTAGTCCCTGTAATGGGATTAGCAACACTTTCAAGAATACCAAGTTTCTCTGGTTCACCTTCTTGGATTAGAGAATTAGAACCCTGATAGATGTAATGAGTTCCAGCAACACCAGTTACATTCTCAATCTCAACACGAATTGGTAGGAATGGAGTAGAACACCAAACAGTATCCAAAGTATTTGAGTTCTCAAATGTATGAGACGGAATTGTCTCATTTTTCATTAACCATGCAAACTCAACAATACCAGCACCATACCACTCATAGTTGATGGAAATCATCTGCTGTTTTGTTGCATCAGCAGTGACACCAGTATATCCATTACCATCAAACTTCTCACCATTCCAGTCATCTCTGGTTACTCTTCTTTCACTAACAATACCTGTTGTATTACTACGAATTACATAAGAATATGTCCCACCATCATCCTCAAAATAAGCTCCATTATTATCGTCAAACAATCCAAACCTTCTACGAATACCGACCTGTGGAGTATCAAGACGAATTGCAAATGTAAGACTAGCACTTCTACCAGGAATGTATCTCATTACATTCTTGGTTTGTCTGACTACTTTACTACCAGCAGCAGATCCAACTTCCATTACTATATTACTGGATGATGCATTAAAGGTAGCAGTTGCTCCAACTCCAACTAAACTCTCATCCCAAACATCAGTCTCCTTACCATATTGGAAGGTGTTAAAGAAAACTGACTGATATGGAGCAACTTTTAACCTATTACTATTAGAAAAATTGGGTCTCCAGTCTGTCTGGTTTCCCCAATGATCTGCAATATTATATACCTCAAAGAGACTTCTCTCTTGATTCAAGAAGTCTTGAGTAGTCTTATTCCACTGTGCCATAATTTTCCCACTGTAATTTACCGGGGTGATATCTTCTTACATCACCAAATTTCACTGTTGATTTTTGTTCTACTGGATATACTCTTTGAACAATTGCTCCAGGATATTCACCTTGAAGTTGTTCTGCCAACTCCTGATTAGTTGGTAGTCTTACTGAGTCAGCCTGTTCTAACTGCACTCTGTAAATACTACCCATCCAAACAAAGTCTGCAAGATACTTATAGTTCTCTTCCACCTGCTGTTCTGGAGAAGCAGAATTATCACCACCTACATTGAGTGTTCCATTAAAGTCACCATGAATAGTGACTGATTCCTGTATAAAATCTTTAAAGTCTTTCATATCAACAGTTCCACGCTCTGAGTGATTTAGACAATCTATCATCACCAGTATTATTGGAAGGTTTTTGTCTCTTTCTCATTCCTTTCATTCTTGCACAGAATGACGTTCTTCTTTTGTTACCAACTTTCTTTGAAGGTGCTTTTAGATCAGAACCAGGATTTTCTTTTTCATAAGACTTACGTCCTTTTTCGTTGAGACCACCAGATTTATTCTGACCTTCTTTTTTAGTCCATGCAGCTCCTTCACTCATATCACCACCTTCACCTTCACCTTTATCATGATCCTCATCTTTCATCAGATCCCCGTTTGGCATTACATGATAACCTTTAGGAATTGATTTACATTTTTTAGAGTCATTACAATAGTATTCACCTTTAGAACAACTCTTACTGGATTTATTATATTCCTCAACATGAAGAAGAGATTCGCCTGGTTGATATGTTGCCATATCATATCTCTGAACTAAAGCTCCAGGATAGATTTTCTCAATGGCATCAACTACTTCTTGTTTTGAAGGTCTATGAACTGTTGGGAAGAACAATTTAATAAGCATATATCTACCTTTCCAACTAAACCCAACCATATAGATGTTTCCGGTTTTGGATGGAATTCTTACAGCTTCATCAAGTTCTTTCTGTGAACGAACCCAACTATCAGGAGTCTGCTCATGCTTATCTTTGAACTCATCATGGAGTTCTCTGGGAGTCATATCATTATCTTCACAAATACCTCTCATCAACTTATCGATGGAGTCATATGAAACATCATTCAGTTCAAGAAGTCTTTTCTCAAGTTCATTTACTGCCTTTGCGTCTTCTTTGACACAATTTGGATATTTTTTTCCAAACATGGTCTTCATGCCTTTTTTCTTATAACCCTTCCAACACTTTTCATCAAGAACTTCTACTTCAATACCAGCTCTTCTCATGGCATTGATTTGAAGACCAGTCATTTCAGGAAGAGATATAAACTCTTCATTCTTCGACTTACCATAGTTGGCAGCACCTTTCTTACGACACTGAACCAAACGACCAGAAGCATAAGCAGAAGGCCATACAGAAGCAGATGCCTTTACCTTATGGTAACATGCATCCTTCTTACCACTACCTTTACCCTTCTTGTCCGCTTCATTGATTTCCATTTCTTCTTTCATTTTTTTCTTTGGTTTGTCAGTTGAAACGTAAGTTGGTTTTGCAGCACCAGACTTTGATTGTTGGTTTGGGTCTGCTTTCTTCTTTCTGCTTTGTGCAGACTTTCTCTCTGCTTTCGTCATACTTGCCCTTTTAGAAGATGGCACACACTTGGGAGTTCCTTCACCAGGTTCATCACTTGCACAAGTTCCGCCAGTGACCACATTAACCCATCCAGACTTACCGTCTTTGGATTTTGATCCCTTAAACCATTTATGGAGATTGCCTTCG